ATTCCCCAGAAGAATGTTGCAAGAGCCTTAGGGATTGCGGAAAGCACTCTTTCCGAAGCGCTGAAAAATGACCAAGAGCTTCAGCATCTTCTTGGGGAACAATGGGCAACGGCACAAGTTAAGGCAGCTACGAAAATCACAACCATTGAGGATTTGGAAAGCACTCTTTTGGAGAAGAGCCGAGGACTTGTGGAGGAGGTTGAGAGTCTGGGAGAGGCTACCATGGCGCTTCTGCGCATCAATGAGTTGAAAAGCCGCTTGCAAGGAAAAGCAGTGCCAAGCGAAGCGAAGATTACCTTGCAGCTTCCACCGAATTTCGCTGGGCAGATTTCAATAAAAGCTACTGCAAGCGGGGACATCCTTACAATTGGGGATAGGGAAATGGCAACAATGTCTCCAACCAGGGTTATGGATTTCCTAAGTTCTGTTGATGCGGAAGCTTCAAGTGAGCAGGAGAGTGGAGTAAGCTAATGAGCGTAGAAGCTTCCAACGAGAGCTTCCAACAGCTAGAACTTTCCAAGGAGAGCTTGGAAGAAGTTCAGATTCTTTGCCGGGATAATCCGTCCTATTTTGGCGCTCTAGGAATGCCTCATGTCTTCCACTCGGAATTCCCGGAGTTCTATGTCCAAGTTTGGAAGCTTCTTGTTCAGAAACTCATTTCCCCCGAAGAAGCCTTCTATCGCTTCTCTCTTGGCCTTCCCCGAGGCCATGCAAAGACAACTTTTGTCAAACTCTTTGCAGCTTATTGCATCCAACATGACTTAGTTGACATGGTTCTTGTAATCTGCGCTTCGGAAGATCGGGCGCAGAATATAGCAAAGGACATCTCGGAAATTCTAGGTTCTCCGAACATGGAAGCTATTTATGGTCCATGGAGCAGTAAACTGGAAGTAGATAATGCCAAGATGAAAATTGCGAAAAGGCGCAATAAGCATCAAGTCATAATTTCTGCTGGGGTGGAAAGTTCCATCCGAGGCATAAACATTATGAACTATCGCCCGCAACTCATCATTATGGATGATGTGCAGACAAATGCGAATGCAGCTTCGGAAGCGGAAAGTTCCAGATTACTAAAGCATATAGTTGGAACCATTCTCAAAGCTAGAGATTATAAAAAATGTCTTGCAATCTACATTGCAAACCTTGTAGAAGAGAATTGCATTCTACAGAAGTTTCGTGAAAATTCGCAATGGACATCTCTTATCACAGGTGCAATTCTAGATGATGGTTCTTGCTTGTGGCCTGAAATCACAAACTTAGCTTCCCTAAAAGCAGATTATTTGCATGATGCGGAGCTTGGACTTGCGGATACTTGGTTTGCTGAAGTCCAGAATATGCCAAAGCAGCACTCCATTGAGCGCATTTCTGCAATTTCCCAGTTAGCCCAGAATCCTCCACAAGAAAGCACGCCTCTTGCAAGTTACATAACCATTGACCCAGCAACTGGCGCTGGAAAAGATTCTTGTGCTATAGTTGTTCACCAGTATTTCACTAACGGGCTTGAAGTTGTTGCTGCAATTTGCACTGGGAATTTCAGTATAGATGAAATTGTATTCAAGACTGTGGATCTTGCTTTGAAGTTTAATGTCGGGGGAGTGTTTCCTGAAGGGGTGGCATTCCAGGTCACTCTTTCCCACACCTTGCAGAAAGCTCTCAGGAGCCTAGAACTTGACACGGTGCTTTGTGAGCCCATTTATCCAGGGAAACAAGCAAAGAATCAAAGGATTCTGGCTTGGATGAAGCAGGTTATAGAAGGCAAAGTTTATGTTGCGGAAGCACAGGACAGGGCGCTTATTTTCTGGCAAGCTCGATGGTTTCGTCCAGAAAACAAAAGTAACAAGGACGATATTTTGGATGCTGCATCCATGTCTATGCTTGTACGGAACAAATATCCAGAATACTTTGAGCATTGTGTGCGTTTCGCAGCGACTCCGCAGGACGATTGGGTAACAAATTACTCTGTGCTTCCCAATGTTTCCGCTATAGACACAAGGAAACGCCTGACTTCTTTTGGCAGGTAAAAGTAATTTTCGAGGACTTTCGAGGTGACTCTCCCATGGTTGCAATGACTTTAAGCAAGGACTCACATAAGAAGGTTGTGGAATACGCAATTCAGTGCCAAGCTCAATTTTTTCAATTCAAAGATTACATAAATAAACTCACTGCGTTAGACAAAGCATATTATGGGGCGCTTGGAGAAGTTTCAGAACAGCTAGCGGAACTCCAAAGCAGTTCAGAGTATGCACAACCGAATTCAGAGAAGGCAAAGCAAGAAGCGCTTAGGGACATCGAAGTTCCCATCATTCTGTCCCAAGTGGACACAACCACTGCATATCTCATGGATATTTTCCTCAGTGGAAGTCCCATCTTTGGTGTAGTGGCTGCCCGGGAACACAGGCAAGCAGCTGCAAAACTTGAAGCAATCATAGATCGCCATGCAACCATTGGAAGATGGGGCTCAGAACTTGTCCAAGTTTTCCTTAATGGCGCAAAGTATGACTTCACTGCATTGGAATGTTCCTACGTTCCCATCAAGGATATTTCCGTCGGATATTCCAATATCCCATCTCAGTTAGGCAAATCTCAAGTTTCAAATAAAGTTTCCTACATTAATCGACTCAAGGCTCTTGATCTCTATAATTTCTTTGGGGATCTCACAGTTCTTCCTTCCAAGATTTCAGAGTACGGAGAATTCGCTGGGTATAATGAAATCATTTCCAAAGTTCGCTTGAAGCAGCTTACGCAAGACTTGAGTGACGCAAAAATTGGAATAAACATTGACCTTGCTTTGAACACGTCTCTTTGCAAAGAGTTCATGCAAACGAGGCCTGAAGTTTCTCCTTTTGTCCGCAGCATGAAACCGGAAGGGTTCTCTTATGATGCCATGTTTAGTGTTTACAAACGCTTCGATGTTCGTCAAACAACCAACCAAAAAATCAATTATAGTTCTCACTACAAGCTCACAACTCTATATGCCAGAATCATCCCATCCACTCTGAGCATAGCGTCTGCAACTCCAAATCATGTGCAGATATGGAAGTTTCTTGTAGTTAATGATGCTATTTGTATTTCAGCTCAGCCTATCATAACATCTCTTGACATGTTCCCAATCATCACTACGCAGTTCCATGATGATGGTTTCGGCTTTCAGTCTAAAGGTGTAGAAGAGCGTGCAATGCCTTGGCAGGATACAGCTTCAGAACTTCTCAATGTTTCCTTGAAGGGCTCTCGCAGAGCAGTTTCAGATCGAGCTTTATATGATCCAAGATACATAAGCCCTTTTGCTGTGAATACAGTCGATCCTTCACCAAAAATAGCCATCCGCACGAGCGATTCTCTTTCCAGTGCTCTAAGTGGAAATCCTTTGGATTACGCGTATAAAGCTATTCCTTTTGATCCTTCAGGCACCCGAGGTGTTATGGGGGATGTTAGCACAGTCTTGAACTTGGCTGAGTATCTTCATGGACAAAGTGCAATTTCTCAAGGCGTTATGAAGCCTGGGAATCGTACTTTGGGAGAAGTGAATGAAACCCTTAACAAGGGAGAGAACAGACTTAGAAAGATTGCTCTCATCGTTGAAGATTCCTTGTTTCTTCCAATAAAATATATGGTGAAAGCAAACATTCTGCAGAATGTGGAGGAGCAGAAAGTTATTTCTGTGAATAGGAAGCAAGAATATGAAGTGAATGCTGCGGAACTTGGGCAAGCCCTGATGGAATTTAAGGTTGCGGATGGTCTTGTAGGGAAAGCTCGTTATATGGATCCGCAAGCATTTCAGATGACTTTGAATTATATTCTCACAGTTCCAGGCATAGCACAGCAATATGATGTGCAAAGCTTCTTTGCAGATACAGTTACTGCAATGGGCTTCCCAAACATAGATAATTATGCTAAGTTCACTCCAACGGAAACGCAACCTGTGCAATCACAGGAACCAGTGCAACCCCAAGAACCGCCAACACAAGAACCCAATGCGCCGCAAGCCTGAGGTAAATTTAAACAATGAACCTATCTCGTGATGATAAAAATAAACTGAAAGAACTGTTGCAGGATCAGCTTCTTGTAGCTTACCTGCATTCCAAAGTGAATGCTGTAATTTTCAGCTCTATGGAAAGTTTCCAAATGGGGCCAAATGATATGAAGGATGGAACGTCGCAGGGGGTTGCCCTAAGGAATTCCATCGTTGCAAAGACTCTAATATCCTTCCTTTCCGATATTCTTACTATTGAGGAACCTACCAATGCCTGATGTGAATACCAGTAAACTTAAAGAATTTCTGGCCTCTGTTCTTGGGCGAGAGACGACTCCGCAGAATCCTGCTGAGACAGCCCCAGAAAATACAAAAACAAATTTTTCCGCGCCGAGCAACCCCCTTGACACCCTCGGGCAACTGTGGTCAACTAAGCGTGAAGCTAAAAAGTCTCTTGACCTGAATGAGCTACTTTCACAGGATAACCTTAACAAACTGCTTGAAACTCAAAATTATACTTCGGCTCTTCCCCAAGAACTTATGCAAAAAGTTAGTGGAGGGGACATTAAATCTATCCTTGAAGCCATGGATACTATTGGAAAACAAGCATACCAAAATGCACTTCTTCATGCCACCTCTATCAATGACGCCATTTCAAAGTCTAGGTATGATAACGTGCAGAATGACTTTCAAGGTATGCTGCAGCGGGAGAAAGCGCGACAACAAGAGGCTATCCCAGATAATCAAGTAGTGGATGAGATCTTTTCTTTTGTTACTAGCAAGCTGAAGGCTACCAAACCAGATGCAGATGAAGCAACACTTCATTCCAGTGCAAAAGAAGTTATTCAACTTGTGCATGACGCATTGAACCCGGCGAAGCCTGGCCCTGATGAGGCTCAATCTTCCATGGATTTTGATGCTTTGTTCAGTGGAACTCCATCCACTACAAGCAAAACTTAAGTTCACCTTCTCAATCCTCTCAACATCCTTTCATCATCTTCCCTTCTTCTCTCGGAAAAGAGAGGCAAAATAGCCTCTCTTTTCCTTTCTCTTAGCTGCACCTGCCAGCTACTCACACTCCCATTTTCAAATATCAAAACAACTGGAAAGGCAAGCTAGCCTTATCCGGTTCTTGGCATATCTACGCCTTTACCCGTTTTTCGTCTTTTCTTTTCCTTTCCTTTTTTGGAGTTTTATCATGCCTGTTGGATTTAATGCGAATGGTATTTTTTACGATACCTACAACCCCAGCCAGTTGCGGAAGCAGTCTTTTGCAGATTCGCTTTTGCGCAATTTCCCTAACGGCACTGCACCCCTTCTTGCTCTGATCGGTGAAATCAACAAGAAGAAAGCAGTTAGTACGGAACATGGATATTTCACGAAGACGATGGCTTTTGTTAAGCCAGTCATCAATAACTCTGGAGGTTATGCTGCGGGAGATACCACGCTTACTGTAACTTCTACGGAAGGTATAGTGAGTGGAACGTTGTTCGAGGTTCCGTCCACCCGAGAAGTTATCCGTGTAACGGCTGATCCATCTAACGCAACTTCCATAACTGTAGCTCGTGCGCAAGGGCGCATTGCCGCTGCTGCAATTCCGAACTCTACGGAACTTATGCAGATTGGTAATGCCCATGCTCGGGCTAGCAGCAGGCCAACTGCCAGAACTTTTCGCACTGATTACATTGCTAACTATACGTCTATTGTTCGGAATGCTTGGGCCCTTTCGGAAACAGATAGGAATTCCATGGCGAATGCTGGTTGGGAGAACGTAGCAGAAAGCGAAGCAGATGCAGCCCTTCTGCACTCTGCTGATATTGAAGCCCAGATGTGGTGGGGCCAAGCTATGGCACCAACCGGGACTCCTCCACGACATACCACACAAGGCATCATTGATGCTATTTACCAATATGCTCCAAGCAATGTTATTACTGCGGGCTCCACTACAAACTATAGCCAACTTATGGCTATGATGGAACCTATGTTTAAGTTCACCTCTAACATGGGAGACCCCACTTTTCGTGTGATCTTCTGCGACTCTGTTGCAATGCGTGTATTCCAAGACATTGGGCGATACATGGGCACTCTGCAACAAGTGATGGGAGAAAGCAATAACTCTTTTGGCGTGCAGTACACTAAGTTCCGCACGTATAAAGGCGTAGTTGCAATCAAAGAACATCCTCTGTTCAATTCCCTGAGAACGGCTAATGGCCTTGCAGTAGTTACGGATCTCCCCACGATCAATGTAGCTTATCTTGGCGATCGCAATGCTAAGCCTGAGCAGTATGAGCTTGGTAAGAATGCCAATGGGCAGGATGCAATCGGAGGTAGCTTTACCTCGGAGTTTGCAATGGAGGTAACTTCGCCTGTAACCTGTGGTATCATCAAAGGGCTGACTGCTGGGGTAGCTTAATATGGCAATTATATTGTCTCCCATTTCGGGCAATGACGCAGAAGAAGTGCTTGCTGCGCCAGAGGAACCGCCTGTTGATACTGTTGTTGACTCTGGCCCAGCTTTTCCAATCCCTGTGATGAAGTTCAGATACTCCTCTACTCTACCCTTCTGCTGCATTGGTCCTGATAATAAGTTATTTTACATAGAGAGTGCATTGGAAGTTGAAGAGGAGCTTCCATTCCTGGAATATTATGTGCAGACAGGAGAGCTGTTGAAAAATAGTCTCACTTAAATAATGAAAGAAGGGAACAGTGTGCTGTTCCCTTCTTCCTCCTTCTCCACAGAGGTTGTGCAGGCATGAATTTCAAAGACATTCAAGACATAGTTATTTTACGAACACATCAACCGGGATTAGTGGATGTTATCAAAGGAAGAATTAATGCTGTTGTCAAATTCATAAGCATGTCAGGCTTTTACTATCCTGACTTGAAAGAAGTGATTTATGGCTCTGGTGAGGGAGTAAATGCAACAATTTATACCCAGTCTCTTACAATTCCGGCTCGATTTCGTAAAATGGAGTATGTGAAATATCCTTCTGGAGTCTCTGCCAGAGAATATCTTAGAGGTTATACCTCAACTCACTTAGCGATAGAGGAAGCAAAGTATCTATCCGATGTTTACTACATATCTGGAAATACTATAAAAATTCGTCAAGGCACTAAAACCAGTTCAATTCTACTCGGCTACTATGATTATCCTGCAACCCTTGTTGCGGATACGGACACTAACTGGGTCCTAGATTATGCTGACCAGGTTGTTGCGGATCAGGTAACTCAGTTTATCATGTCAGCTACAGGGAATAGGGAGGAAGGGGGAGTTTATGGGAACTTTTCCCAAGCCCAGCTTCAAGCTGTCATTAGTGGTTTGCTGGATACTGTAAACACTAACTTGAGTCATGGACTATGAAAGGGTCAAATACAGGCTGTGACAGTAAGGATCAAGATGCGAAGTTTGCCAGAGGAGTCGATGTGGACAAATCATTCTTAACCAGTTTATATGAACATGCAAGTGCTGCCAACGCATATGTTCTTGCACTATTAGCTGCTGCGTGGCGTATTATCTCATCCTGGCACAAGACGCAAGCTAGGCTAGATGGAATTGAAAAAGATGTGAAAGATATTGTGAAATCTATAGATGAAATGAAAAAGGAAATAATTGATCTCATTTATCGTATGAACCAACATTGAGTCTGTTGGCTTGCGGGCAATCTGCCGAGGAGGCTGTAAGTTATGAGACAGGTAACATTAGGTAATCCTGTTGTAGAATATGGGGTTACAAAAGCAACAAATTCAGCACTAATTGGAGGCATAAAATACTCAGAATTCCTACTAGACGCCGGAGCTTCAAATACTCTAATTGGTTTGCGCCTCATAGTAAATCCGCTAGATCTAATTGAAGCGGAGGAGGCAATGGTAGCTAGAGATTCTAGGGCGAAAATAGTTAAATTAGGTTCTCAGCCTATTTTCATAGATTCCAACAGAGCTATTAAAAGCTTTGCCCTCATGGCTCTGAGTTCAGCTAGTTCAACACCTGCAACAACTCCGGCAAATACCTTGTTTGGTATATCCCCCACGGAAACTACAGCTAGTACAGTGGCTACAGCTATGCGGCTTCTTAGTGTGGATCAAAATGTTCCGGGAAAACGCTTGTGTCTTTCCACGACGGACATGTATGGTTCTGGGCGCTATGCAATTTTGAAAGTTGAGGTAATTATCGATGTCTAATGCTATTGGCGCAACGTCGCTCTCCACGGCTGTCAAAGAACATTTTCGTAAGCGTTCCACAAAAGCTGCTTTCTATACCCTGCACCAAGGTAAGCTGGTCTCAAATACCATCACGGATATTCCTTGTGCTTATGGATTTGGCCCTACGCTACGTTCCTCTACAATCACTGCTGGAGTTACGGCGATAAATGCGGACCCTACGCAGTGGACAGCTAAGGATGGTTACTGGAAAGGGGATCAAACTAGTAGAGGGCTTATAGGAAATTACGCAACAGAAGCTGAATGGGATGCAAACTTCGCTGTACGTGACGGAGCTGTTCTGATTTGTTGCCAAGTAGAGGAAATTCCAAGCCCCGCTAGCGCTAATCTGGTTTGGTCACTGGGGTATTCTGGCTCGGCTGGTTATTCTTCCCACTTTCAGCTTAGGTATAATACTTCAAATTCCATGCAAGTGTACGCGCAAAATGATGCGCAAGTAGAAGTATCCAATTCCACATTTGACTTTGACCTCATTACACCCACTATCGTGAATCACTTTGCTCTCCTTGATAATAGAAGTGTAGGTAAACAGCTTATGAGCTGGTGGGGAGAAACTATCGGAACGCGTGCACTTACGGCTGCTGGAACTCCTACAGCAGTAGATCCAGCAGCCTTCTTTTCTTGTCGTCCTATTTTATCTGGAGGAGAAATTGATCCTACTAGGCTTAAATTTTCTGTAGGAGCTAGATA